ATACAGGATACTAATATTCGAAAATATTATAATAGCTTATAAGTGTAGTTTGCTGTGTATACCCTATACAGGATACTAATATTCGAAAATATTATAATAATAGTTTATAAGTGTAGTTTGCTGCGCATACCCTATACAGGATACTAATATTCGAAAATATTATAATAATAGTTTATAAGTGTAATTTGCTGCGCATACCCTATACAGGATACTAATACTTTAAAATATTAAATTAATAATACTTTAGATATGCTGTATATATCCTTATACAGGATACTTAATATCTCGCGATATTATTACATTAATATAGTAGTTAATTCTTATATATTTTAATCAATTTTTATAAATATTATCAATAATTTTTAAAAAATCTTCTTTATTTTTTAAATCTATACTATCCCAATTTATTTTTGATATATTTAATAATATTATGTTTACTATTAATTTACCACCTAATAAACCTTTATTATATATAAATATATTATTTAGTGTAAATGGAGGTATATCAATATTTATATAACTACCATCTATATATTTAATTAATTTATTTGCTCCAACAAGATAATCCTTTAAACTAATATATAAATCTATAAATAAATCTATTTTATCATTTATTATTTTATGTTTATATTCAATTTTATTATTATTTAATTTATATTTATTATAATCTAATTCTTCATCTTCACTATCATTTGAAGATGAAGAATATGTATAAGTATTAGTAATTGCCAATTTTATCTCTATATCATGCTCATTATTGTATTTATCTATATATTGTCTTGTAAAACATGGATATTCTTTTTTACATAATATACTTATATTAAAAGGTTTCTTGACACCTTTCAAAAAAATCCTTATTTTTTTATTTTTATCTGTATATAAATCATAATAACTAACAGGTAAAATTATACTATGTCTAATTATCTTTGTTGATGGATTAGTATTATTATAATTATTTTTCTTTAAAAAAATATTAGCAAAATTTATAAATGTAGATTTAATTGCTTCTTTATCATTAAAATAATTATTATACATATTATCCCAAAAATTTATATCATTATCATTAAAAAAATCATAAGCAGATATTATATCTTCATTATCAAAATCATTAATTATTCTAAGTTCTCCGTATTTTTCAAAATCATCTAGAGCTTTATGATAAGCGGTTGATGCTTTTTTAAATTTATCTATTTTTAATTTTTTTTCATTAATATCTTTTATATTAATAAGTTTATCTGGGTGACATTCTAAAGCAATTTTTTTATATATATTTTTAATTTCATCTTTTGTATATTTAGAAATATTATTAATATCTAAAGACAAAGCTTCTATATACATTATTTTTATTAAATATTTGTTAAATAATATTCGTAATTTAATCTTTATATTAAGATATTAAGATATTAAGATATTTAGATATTAAGATATTAAGATATAATTTATATGAATAATTGGAATAATTTTGAACAAAAATTTGATAAAATTATAACAGATAATTATGAATATAATATATTATTAAATAGAATATTATTATCACAAAATAATACATTATTATTTTCTCCTATAGGATTTCCAATTGATTTATTAGTTGATTTAATAATTAAAAAAAAATTTAATTTGCAAAATAAAATATATAGAAAAGAACATGTGTGGGAAAAAAATTTAATATATAATGAAAATAATTGTTTTTTAGAATTAGATATAATGAACCCTGAAAATTCAAAAAATATAGATAAAATAACACAATTTATTCTTCACATTATAAAAAATAAAAATATAGGTTCTAATAAACATTTTATTATTATTAAAAATATAGATTTATTATCAAAACTATTTTATGATTTTAGAATATTACTTGAAAAATATTCACATAATATTACTTTTATGTGTACTTCTCATTATATGTCTAAAATAGATTTACCTATTAAAAGTAGATTTAATAGTTTTAGAATTCCTCTATTTACATTTGATGAAATAAATAATATATTTGTAAATTATTTAAATATTTCTATGAATGATGAATTCGCAAATACAAAATCGCGAAATATTATAAAAGCATTATTTATAGCAGAGATAGAATGTAGTCCTAGTAAAGATGAAATACTAACAAATGATTTTATAAAATATAATTATCCTCCGTTTGTAGATTTTATAAAGACATTTAATAAAAATAATATGGAAGAAATTAGATATATTTCTAATAAATGTTGTCAATTTAATGTTACTATAGATAATATTGTTGAAGATTTTATTAATTTAGTAGATTATGGCGACTATTATCTTAAAATAAAATATTCAAAATTGCCAAAGAAAAAACTTGAAGAAATAAAAAAATATGAAAAAATGAAAATTATTAATATAGGAATGGAAGCTGATTATATTTTATCTCAAACTAATAAATCAAAAGAGCCTATACATATTGAAATGGTTTTATATAAATTATTATTTTAATCTACTGGTTCATCTCTAGGAAAGGATATTCCTTTATTATAGCCTTTCATAGATATATATTTTAATTCACTATTATATACATCTTTTTTTTCAAATTTAAAATTGTTGAATATTATATTTGCTGCTATAAATTTATTACATTCATATTTTTTATCATATATAATTGACATATAAACAAATTTAATTTTTTCTATATGATTTTCAAGACATTCGTTATATAATAATGCTCCTCCTATAATAAAAGAACTTTCTATTATATCTGATTTATTTACATATTCAAATACATCATCTAAATTATTAAATATTTTAATATCTTCGTTATTATTATATTCATTATTCATTATATCATAATTATTTTTGCTAATTATGATATTAATTCTATTTACTAAAGGTTTTTTTTGAAGAGAATCCCATGTATTTTTACCCATAATTACACAATTTTTTTTTGTTTTATCATTTACATTACATGTAATTTTTTTAAAATTTTTAAGTTCTTCTGGAATATTCCAACACATATTATTATCATAACCTATTCCATAATTTGTACTTGTAGCTACAATAATATTTATATCTTTTGTTCTATTATTTTCAATTTGTTCAATATGTTCCATATATTCAATTATAATTAATTCAATTTATTTTTTTATATATATTACCATTGTAATAATGTATATAATATATATGCTCCTCTAATAGTTACATAAATAAAAGAAGATATAAATATTTCGGTTATTATAGATTTTTCAGGTTCATCTTTTTTATATTCATTAATATTTAGACTATTTGTTCTATTTTGAAAAACATATTTGTTATTTATATTAGGATTTGTGTTAGATGATATATAATAATGGGAAGCGCGTAATTCCATATATATATTTATATTTACATATTCTTATATTGATCATTCATAAAATTATATACTCTATCTCTATATTCCTCTATTGATTCATCATCATTAGCTTCTATAATATCACAAACTTTAATTTTAATTTTATAATTATTAACCAAAAATAGTTTTAAACTTGAATGTAAAATTGATTCTCCATTATCAGCATTATGATCAAGTGAATTATCTTCATATTTCATAACTATTGGCATTATAGCACATTTTTCTATAAAAGCACCTTTTCCATTAAATTCTGTAATATTTCCTGGTATTTTAGGAATATTTCCACTACCTGGTGCTATAAATAAAACTGGATCTCCTGATTTTCTATTATCTATACTATCCTTTATTTTTTTACTAGTTTTCCCTTTTTCTACATATAATAAACTACCACATTTATCATTATTTTTATCTGTATATCCAAATATTGTAAATAAAATTGTTTTTAAAACAACAAAACAAGAACGAGGAAACGCACTTGCCAATACAAAACCATCAGCCATAGTTGTATGATTAAAAACGCAAATTAATTTTTTATTACTATATAGATATGTCATATATTTAATATAATCTTCATTTGATATATCAATAGTTAAAGATAATACAAACATAATTAATTTTCCAAAAATTAAAAATATAGATGATATACTACTATCATCTTTAATATAATGAATAATAACATTTGAAAATAAAAGTAATAAAAATAGGAAAATTACACGAAATGGAACAAATATATATAAAAGTATAGTTTTTATTATATTCAATATATCTTTCATTAAATTATATTATTATATTATAAATATTTAATAAAAATTAATATTAACACATATATTATTAAATATTATTATATATGATTTTTATACATTAATGTTGTATATTTAGGAATATCTATATTATAATAGTCTTTGCATGCATATTTATTATTTTTTATCCATATTCTTGCTATATAATATAATTTTTTTGGACTTATTGAAACACCATTAATATTATTAGAAACATCATCATCAATACCTATATTTTCTCCCAATATATTTGCACATAATTCAAAAAATTTATTTTCAAAATCTTCAGGAGATATTTTAAATGATAGACATCCGCCATTTATATTTAAATTATCTTCATATCTCGGTATAATATCAGCACGCATTATAAAAAACATTCCTTTTTTAAAAAGTTCTTTATAACCTTTAAAATAATAAATATAATCTGTTAATGTTGAAATCTGTCCTAACATTTTATAACTTTTATCATCCCAATTTATATCATAAGGATCGTGAAAATATAAACTCCAACAATCATTTAAAAATACATTATTATTATCGTCATTCATTATTACAGATATATATTTATATTTCTTATATCTTATATATTATAATTTGATATAATATATTAATTTTTTATCATAATAAATTTTGTGTAATAGTTAAAATTTATAGAATAACATACTAATAAATGCACTTTACCGCAAATTATAATCCATATTCCAAGAATAACACAAGATTTCCAATACATATTTTTTGTTATAATAAGATGTTTCCTACGTATTAATTCGTTAAAAACTATAATATGTCCAAAATAACCAACAGATAAAATTGCTATCGCAGAAGCAAAATTTTTCTCTTCAAGAACTAATAATAAATGACCCCACCAATATCCTATATATCTAAATAGTATATGAAAAATTAGTTGATAATCATATTTATTTATTTTGAAACATAAATCTCCTAATAAAAAAAGTATTATTAATGATAATAATAAAAGAATACATATATCTATAGATAAAATACTATTATTATTAGAAAAAATACTTGTTATTATCATACAAGCTACATAATTGACGGCACATATTTTATCTAATTTATGAAACAATATTCCACTTCTTGCGTCAAACCAGAAAATAAGTGAGGAAAAACATGTACAAGATAATATAATAATTAATGATTTTTGTCCTACTCCTATTTCATATTGTATCCATTTGAATATACCATGTGTCAATGGTATTGTAACCCATAAAGAAGTTATACCAAGTATTAGTTTATTTTTTTTTGGCAAATTACTAACATCTTTTCTATCAGTTAAACTAAAAAGTGCTTTATATATTTCTTTAATATATGAATAATTTTTTATGTATCTTATAATATTCATAATATTCATAATATTATTATATAATACATGTTAATTATTATATAATTATTGAAATTTTAAATTATATAATAATTTGTACAGATTTTTATAAAAATTGATTATGTATCAATAAATATATATTATACACTTACTATGTCTAAGAATTCATCTTCTGAAACTAAAGCTAATTACAATGCCGATGCTGCCAATGCTACTTCTTCATTTACTTCTAAGATTACAGATAATATTCCTGTATCTTACAATGCTTATGATGAAAATGTAGTATTTACAACTGATAAAGTTAATGTTAGTTTCAATATTATCTTTGGAAAAGGAAAAGATGCTCTTGAATACAAAGATGAAAAAGAGCTGAAACAATTTACTAAGAAATACAATGTAGATACATTGGAAAATAATGATACAAAGGCTTATTATATTATTGCGGATGAAGGACCTCTATTAATTAAGATTGATAATCTTGATATTTATTCGAGATATAATAACGAAAAATATGATTATGCTCTTGGTTTTGCTGTAGATTTCGAAGAACCTGAATATTTTAGTAACGAACATTATTCTCCATTTAATATTGAAAGAGATGGTGTATTGTGGTCTATTCCTGTTAAAGAACCTTGGGAAGCAACTAATCATTATAATAATACATTTTATCAAAATGGAAAGGCAAAATATCAATGGAATACATCGCGTGCTAAGGATAGTAATGTAGAACTTACTGAAGATGAAAAAGAAATTGGTATTGAAAAAACTTCTGAATCCACCGGTCTATTGTATATGACATTTATGGTTCTTAGTAAAGAAAAAGAAATTGTTCAACAAAGAGAACTTACACGTAGTTGTAATACGCGAAGTGCTGGTGCTACTCGCGGCTGTGGTGCTACTCGTGGTGGTGATGTAACAAGAGGTATTAATGATAGTGTAGCGGGTAGAGTAGGATATGGTCATAGTGCTTCTACTTCTTCTACCGCAAGCACATTTAAGTATGCTAAAAATACTTCAAGAGTTGTTATTCCTGTTCGTATTAGAATTTCAAAAGATTCAGAAGTAACAAATATGAATTGTTCAAAAACTATTAAGGGTGCTGAAATTAATATGGATAGGAAAAAAATTGTAACTCCTTCTTTCAATCCTTTGCTATAAATCTATAATTACAATTCATATACATTCTTGTTCTATTTATATTATATCCTTAAAAATTTAAAAAATATATAATAATATATATGTGATAATTACTAATATGTATTTATATTATATTTTTTTCTATTATATCAATAATATATTTTAAATAATATTTTGGAAATATTTTATTATATTTAGGATTATCATTTATATTATTTTTATAATATTCTTGTTCTTTTTCTGCTAAATAGAATAAATTATCCAAGCTTTGTCTAATGCTTATTTCATAAGTGTATATATTTATTTTTATAGCTTTAATCAAAATATTTACATATATACATATATTTATGTTATATACTATATATCTAATAGTATGTTTACTTCTATTTTCACGTTTATTTTGTAAAATTAAAATTATAGAACACAATTTAATTATTCTAATTATATTTATTTTTATTTTTTTTGTAATAATTGGAAATAGAACAAGATTTTTAGAAACATCATCAAATATATCTATGATATTTTTATGTTTTTTATATTCACAATTATATAATAAAGCCATTAAATATTCAATATATATACCACAATCTGCCCTAATGATTTTATTATAATATCTTGTAATAAAGTGATTATGATGTTCACTATTGAACCAATCATCGTTAAATTATGATATATTTATTAGATAAGATTTATTCAAATTATATTTATTAAAAGCACGTTTTTTTACTATATTCATTATAGTTTTAATATCACATCCTTGAATACATATTAAATCTTTATAATCCTTAGAATTAATATCGAATATTCTTCTAAAATTTACAGAAACCTTTTTAAGATTATCATAATCACTTATATATATGTGACTTATAATATATTCAAAAATATCATCATAATATATAATGTTCATTTTAATAATACTCTTTAGAATGTGAAACAGGTTTAGTATTTAGTTATAATATTAAGGTATATTAAGGTTTCTTCAGAATTTACTATTAGTCTTAATTAGTATAGTTAATAAACATATACTATAATCAATTTTTAAATTGATATTAGTTAAAAATAATACATAATATATAATACTAAAAAACTAAATATTTATTAGATATAATAATATATAGCTCAGTAAAATTTATTTTTTTTATTTAATATAAGAATTAATTAAATATTAAATGTAAATATGTTATCATTATTAAATGAATGGAGTACAAATAATGAAACATTACTTGAAATGAAAAATAAATTTAATAATTCTTATCCATTTCCATTTGTAATAATTCCTAATTTTTTTAAAACAAATGTAGCGGATGAAATATATAACTCTTTTCCAAAAATAGAAGGTAGTGATAAAAATTTATGGAAAAATCAAGGATGGCATATATATGATAATCCAATTGAAGGAAAGCTAACAATTGATGATTATAAAATAATGAATAATTATGGAGAAATATTATCAAATATGTGGGAAACTCTTGAATCAGCCGATTTTATAGAAACAATATCTAATATTACAGGTATAGAAAATCTTGAAAAAGACCCTTATAGACATGGAGCAGGATTACATTGTCATCCTCCGGGTGGAAAATTAGAGATGCATTTAGATTATTCTATCCATCCAATAACAGGAAAAGAGAGAAGACTAAATTTACTAATTTATATGAATAAAGATTGGAATGATGATTGGGGAGGTAATTTAGAATTATGGGAAGGAAATAATGATACTATGACAAAAGGTCCTATCCATAGTATATCTCCAAAATATAATCAAGCAATATTATTTCGTACTTCAGATGTAAGTTGGCATGGTATGCCAGAACCTATAAAATGTCCTCTTGGAAATAGTCGTAAAAGTATCGCTATATATTATGTTTCAGAAAATAGAAAGGACGCTAATAAAAGAAATAAAGCTTCTTTTCAAGCAAGACCTACAGACCCTATAAGAGAAGATAAAAACAATTTTGAAGTATATGATAAATTATGCTGTATTAGATCTAAGAGAAGATTAACAGATGATGATATAGAAGGTTTTTTACCTTCATGGAAACCGAGATGGTAATATTGTAATTTTAATTATTACTAATAATCGAAAAATATAATTATAAAAAATGAGTACATAATTAAAAAAAATTTAGAAATTTATAAAAACTTATGAAACTTTAAGAAAAATAAAATTATGTACTCATTTTTAATTCTATATATATGGCGTTATTATGTTTTTATAAAATGATAAATCTAAATTATTAGAATGCTCTGTTAAAATATAATTAATAGGGCATCCTATGTTTTCCAAGTGTTTTTTAATAAAGTAGTTTTCATATTTAATAATTTTAGAAAATTTAGAAAGATATTTATAAGGAAATAGGAAGAATTTATCACATATATAATCAGGTTCTTCTAAAATATTAACTATATTAAATTTATCGAAACTTATGTTACAACTATCAAATCCTTTTTGAAATAATATATCAAATCTTGTAATTAGTATTATATCATATTCTATTCCTTCAGTTATACATAAATTTATAACATCATTCATTTTATTATTTTTTGATTGTTGTATATCGTTTTCAATTGTTTCTATAAAATTGCTCTTTATTGGTTTATATTTATTTAATAAATCTTGTTTATTTATATCTGGTAAAATATTAGTGCTTATATAGACATCTATTTCATATCCCTTATTTTTAAAATATTCAAAAATATATTTCTGATAATTTTCATAACTATTGTTATAATCTATAGAATATAATGTGCCATATTGCCAATATTTATTTATTTCTAGTGAATTTCCAAATAATAATAATGCTAATTTCATAAATACATAAGTATATATATTATTAGTAATAAAACATTATATAATTTATAATATGTTCTATTAAAAATATATAATTATAAAAAATGATATGCAGAATAATTTAATTTATCGCCCTAGTAATCTAAATACATAGAGCCGCCCGAAAAACTAAACACTTTAACGCTTAGCAAAACTTGCAAAACAATCTTAATAAAGTAACATATAAATAGTTAAAATGCTTTTCACATGCTACAATTTTCACAGCAATCGTATTACAAATACTGTTATATTTGTAAAAGAAAAAGATATTATTAACGTATATGTAAATTTAAATAATAATTATAATAACCTAGAAGGAGGTCCTCTCTTAGTTATTACAGAAGAAAATATGAAAAAATATCCTATACTTTATAAAATATATATTATAAGTATCTTCTTGACTTATGACACATCAAAGTTAGTTGAGATAGATAATGGTTATTGTATTAAAAAACTAACTATTTGGAAAAATATTTATATTAATGATAACTATGATTGTGAAGATACATATATGAGTAATTATCCTACCATGTCCTACAATATATCAACTAATGAACATATAAAAAATAGTATGTATTACATCGAAAAAGTAGTTATGATAGAACCTGAATTGATTTCCGATTTAATTGAAAAAGAAATATATTACATTGATGAAGAACTTGAATTTTATGAAGAATATACTAAAACACAAATGATGTATTCTTCCTATTTTAAAAAAATTTTGCCAGATAATATACCTGAAGATTTGGCAAATAGCATATTTACAGAATTATGTTATTTCTAAAAACATTAGTTATATGATAAGTAATATTTAATATATGTTTAATATATTTTTTTATATTTGAGCTATTATTTATAGACGATACTAAAAAATGATATGAGATAAATATTAATATACATATCAAATATATTATGTTTAAGAAATATTTGAATAAATTGAATAATTTACCTTGTATTAATTATCAAATAAAAAATCAATTACTTAAGATAATATACAAGGATATTAATGCTTTTGTAATATCTGATAAGAAGTATAATGATGTAAATAATAAAACTCGAGAAAATATTATAGGAGCTATAATAAATAATAAAATCCCTATTGAATATTATAAATACTCGAGAAGATGGAATAATCTAAAAAAAAACATAGAAGATTATATTTATGATTTGATAGGACATAAAAATATCTATTCTATATCTTTGATACATCGTGGTGGTCGTAAATATAATTACGATTTTACTATCATGGTAAATAATATAGAATATAACATCGAACTTAAATTTAATGCTGAAAATATTGATGATACACCTCAAATAGTATCTCCAGTAAAAACAAGCAAGTATTTATCACAATCATATGAAGAATATTACTATGATAATTATTTGCCAAAACTTATATCGCCTGATAATGTAAAATATCCAAATAGAACTCAATATATAACAGAGATACATGGAAATAAGCCAAAATGTATGGAATATTTTCAAAATATTTACTATCAAGGATGTATTAAAAGTAGTAAATATACTGGAGATAAAAATTCTATTGAATTTTATAATCTATCTAATTCCATTGATAAACTTAGTAGAGAAAATTTTATCAATATTTCAGAACTTAATATTAATGCTCTTTCATCATATTTAAAAGAAACACAAAAAAATAAAATATATATGTTATATAAATTTAATAAATTTCATAAACAAATTATTAATATCGATGATTATGAATTAGTAAGATATGAAAAATATCCAGAAAAATTTAAATATGTAGCATATTCAGCTTCTGGAAAACATATTGATATATTGCTTCGTTGGAAGAATGGAAATGGAATAGCTTTTCCAGCATTTCAAATATCATGAATATTATGAATATTATGATAATTCCTCATTATATATAGGCAATATGTAGTTAAGTTCTGTTGTATTTATAGCATTATTTCCAAAATATAATTTAATAAATTGTTTTGTTCTATTGTCATTTAATGAATCAATAATTTTTTCATATTTTTTAATAAGTAACTCTTTATTAGTTTCAGAAATATGTCTAATACATATTAAATGATTTTCAATCAAATATTCTTCACAATTATCATATAAATCATTTGAAATAAGACAATATTCAAAATTATAATTTCCTACACCATAACCTCTATTAATAATAAGGATAGGCTCTTTAATACCTTCTTTAAATATATGATTTTTCTTTTGATTGTTAGAATATTTTTTATAAATTAATTTATTATATTTAATATCACTACTATATATTAAACGCGTCTTACTTTTGTCATCAGTTAATATATCTTTACATTGGTTCCAAACAATAGTTCCTACATTTACTTTAAAACCTATATCAGCCAAACTATATGAATTTTTATACAATTGTTTTAACGCATATATATTATCTTTAATACCAAATATAGTATATTCTTTAATTTTAATAATATATTTACTATTATGTATATGGTCTTTTTCCTGAATACTATCTAATTTTTCAATAATAAATAATATAGTTTCTTGTTGTGTTTCTATATATTTATCATTACAAATAGTAATACTAATAATTTTAAAATGTTTTGAAATATATGCTCTTGTTTTGTCATAATATAAACAATTTAGAAAGTTTAATGGTAATATAAAACTTAATATACCATTTGTTTTTAATAATTTAAGAGATTTAATAATAAATATTATAAATATATTAGGTCTTCCTTCAAAATATTTATAATAATCTTCATCTACTTCACTTTTTTTCATTACATAAAATGGAGGATTTCCAATAATTAAATCATATTTTTTATCTTCTTTATATTTTAGAAAATCAGCATTTATAATACGTAAATCTTTATTTTCCGTTTTTAAATTTTTTATATTTTCATATATTACATTATTATATTCAATTGCTTTTATTTGAGATTTGGGAAATCTTTTACATAATTCAATTACATATTCACATGAACCACAAGAAGGTTCTAAAATATTTCCAGACCATTCATTAGTATAATTAAAATATTCTTGAATTATATTTATAGTATTATTAACTGTATCAGGAGGAGTAAAATATATTCCATTATTTTTTTTAATATCCTTTGAAAAATTATTCGTAAGTTTATATGATAAATCACTAAAACATTTAGCCATTATTATTAATAAGTTTAATTATTTTATATAAGTATATCAATTTTTAATTGTACTATAAAATAAAAAAAGAGTAATATAATATAAAAATTTAATATTTTGATATTATATTTTTAATCTATTTACATCTTAAAGGTGTAAAATAGCACAAAAATAATATAAGATAATATAGATTTATATTATATATAATGGATGATAACGAACCTATTAGACAATGTAGTAAGTGTAAAATTATTAAACCTATAAAATTATTTTATATATATAAATTTTGTAAGAAATGTCATATCAAAAATTATATAGAAATCCATTTATTAAATGCTCGCATTGCTAATCATTTCAATCTATCAATTGATGAATTTGATAATATTATGAAAATAAATATAAATGACCCTATTAGAAATAGATTAGGGGAAAATAAAAGATATCATGAATTGATGAATTATATACGATCAGCAAAAAGTAGTACTATAATTACAGAATATATGATTAACGATTTTTTGGAAGAGCCTGTTGATATACGTAATAATATGATAATATAATTATATCTATTCAATATAAATAATGCTATGAAAATTTATTATTTGTAATATAGGTATAGAGGTGATTATGACAACCTTATTTTTAGTTTTTTAAATTTTCTATTTTTTCATATATTACATTATTTTTTAATATCCTTCAAAAAAATATTTGTAAGTTTATATGATAAATTACTAAAACATTTAGTCATTATTTTTAATTGCATACAATATAATAGATAATATATGTGTGATAATTATCCAGTTATTCCTCAATACAATGGAACTTGTTGGTTTAATGTAATAATAACAGCATGCTGCTATTCAGAAAACTTAAAGAATTTAATGATTACTAAAAGTAAATACTGGGATAAATCTAATAGTTTTTTTAAGTTTATAAAGACTATTCTTAAATATTCATATTCAAATGATAGTAAAATTAAAAAGATGTTTATCAAAGAGAAAATAGATTATATATTATTTAAATATTTAAATTATTTTGATAAAAACTTAATTAAAATAATGAGAACAATGGTGCATTACTATTATAACAATACTGAATCATTAGTATATTATGATTTAAATTATATTATTACTTTTTTCAAAAAAATTAAAATAAGTTGTCTTGATGTAATTATATTAGATAATGATACATATTTGGTAGATTTTTATAAAAACTTTAATTTAAATGTTAAAAAAACAAAAATTAATAGAGAAATGTATTCATATTCAATAAAATCACGGATTGAAGTAAGTGGTATTAATTGGGAATTAAATAATAAACTTATAAAACCTAATTATAAAAATAAAATACCTGAAGTTATTGTTATACTACCAAATACATTAAGTTTCTTAGCTTTCGGTATATCTGATGCGGATCTATATAAATATACTTCAAAAGATTTCAAAAATAATTTCAAAAATAATTTTACTAATAATTCAAATAATTATATCGAATATAAAGGATATAAATATAAATTAGACGCATGTATTATTACAAACTATAATAAAACAGGTGTTAGACATGTTATTCTTGGTATAACTTGTAATAATAAACGATATATTTATAATTCATTTAATGAAAAAAATAAAATAAAAAACCCATGTGGATTTTATAATTATGATTGGAATATAAATAAAGATGATGAATTTTATTTCGATTATAATAATTGTAAAATTAAAAAAGTCAATAAAAAAAATAAAATTGCTGATAATGAATTTTTATACTCTTTTAATAAAGGTCCCAGAACTTTTATTTATGTTAAAGTAAATGGTGAAGATAATAATAATAATAATAATAATTTAGATAGTGAAGATAATAGCTATAGATCAATATCTAAAAAAAAAGAAATGAAGAAATCATTTTATGATATTAAAAATATCGATTTGAGTAATTTACAAAAAATTCTTGAAAATTTGGGATATTCTTCTTATTATTTACGAGGAAAATCTAAAGAATTCTTATTGAAACTTCTTGAGAAAAAGATTAATGTAGTATAAATAATAATGTTTTTATTATAATATATAATTTATTATATACATAATAATAGTATGAACATAGAGAAAAAATATAGTAAAAAATCCAAAAAAGTGTTAGATGATAAAATTAGAATAAGTATAGAAAAATCATCTATAAATAAAAAGAAGTCTTCTTCTATTTATATAGATGGCCCTATTACTAAAAATCAGTATACTCTTAAAAATAGATTGAGACTATATTATAAAACTAAATTTTACTTAAATAAAATTGATAAAAATGAATGTTTAAAAAATATTAAGGTAAATAATATTAAATTAATGACACTTTCTAATAAACTATTTTTAGATAAAAGAATAGGAACAGAAAGCGAGAATGGTTCTATATATTTATCAACTATTAAAAATGTTCCTGATTTATTTGTAGTATCAAAAGTAAATAATAGAGATAAAACTAATTTAAAAGAAATAAATATTATGAATGATTTAATTGAAAATCTTGTAATAACAGAAAAAACGAAGCATTTTCCATTAATATATAGTAATCATTCTTGTATAAAAAAAAATATTAATGATATGAAATCTCTTTTAAGTGTAAACGAATTATGTAATGGCGATTTAAAAATGCTTTTAGATGATACGCAAATTTATAAAGAAAATGAAAAAATATTAAATAATATATTATTTCAGCTATTTATATCAATAGCTACATATCAAGAATATTCAAAACGCATTCATAATGATTGTCATTATGGTAATTTTTTGTATCAAAAAAATACTGAAAAAGGATATTATAAATATATATACAATAATGATATATTTTATTTAAAAGCATGTCCTTATAATTTTATGTTATATGATTTTGGAATAACACGTAAACCTAAATTACTAAATTCTCGTTTTTATTTTATAGATTTTTATAGAATAATTCACGCATTTATTCCAGAAAATGAAGGAGGTTGGAATATACATTTAAAAAAATCAAAATTTATAAATATGGTAATAGATATTAAAAATAATATTAGAGATATGTTAAAAAATAAAGAAAAATATAATTTTAATAAAATATTAAAATTAATGATGCCTATTATTAAAAATATATGTAAAAAAAAATTAAATAAAAATGATGTTTTAATAAATAATAAACCATATATAATTAAATAAATATTATTAGGTATAATTATTAAGTATAATTATTAAGTATATTTAATTACATCATAGCATCACCTAAAGCTCCTACACCTGAAGCTGCTGCTACAGGTTTATATATTAGTGATAATATTAACCAGAATAAGGAAATAAAAATTGCTAAAATTCCTATAACTATCATACCTATTCCAAAATAATAATAATTATTATCTGTATTAAAATCGTCAGGATTTGAAGGATCGTAATTTACATTAACAGGCTGTTCGTCATTTATAGTATGCGATGTTTGTACATATTTCTTATATTCAACTTCATCAACCTTATATATAACATCAGCAGTACAATTTACTATTGTATTTTTATTTTTATTAGTATCTTCGATAATTTCATTTGTACATTTAACGTTTGTATATTTACCTGATACGCTATCTGATTTGTTAGAATTCATATTTTTCAACGAAAATCCGATATATATCATTACACCACATATTACAATAACGAGAATAGTAGTAAATATATTATATATTATACCTATAGAAGCTGTAGTCTCATATATTGGCGCTAGAGTTTCTTTATTATTATTTATATCACTTATAGCATTTCCAAAAAAGCCTTGTTGTTGATATCCTCTTTGATTATATCCTTGAGGTTGATATCCTTGTGGTTGATATCCTTGTTGAAAATAATTATACCCTCCTTTTTTTTTCATGATCTAATATATATATTATAAATATTTTATATGTAAAATTATCTGATTATATAAATAGAATATTAATATGGCATTGGAACAATTAGATAAAATATCTGAATTAGGAATACCATTATTTGGTTTATATTTACTTATTTTCTGCAATTTTACAAAAGAAACATTAGGGTGTAAATTACAAACAGCATTGGATAATAATATGTATTTAAAACATTTAATTACATTTTTATTATTATTTTTTCTAGTTGTTTTAATTGATCCAAAAAATGCTGATGTTGAATTATTACAATCATTTGGATTTACTTTATTAACATACTTAATATTTATAATTACAACAAGAACATCTATAATATTTATGGTAATAATTATATTATTATTAACAATAATATATGTATTAAATTCAATAGCAAAGAAAAAATTAGAAGAAAATAATGATGAAGAATATAGAAAATATAAATTAGTTCAAAATATTTTATTTATATTTGTAATATTTTTTGGCTTTACAGGATTTGTTATATATTCTTTTGAAAAATACTTAGAATATGGAGATGATTTTTCATTAATCACATTTATATTAGGAAATCCTAATTGTAAAAATTTTACACCAAAATATGCAAAATTATTTTAAATAATTTATTACATTTTACTTTTTATTCTTTATTCTTTAATATAAATTTTAATATATATAAGAATATAACACCATTATAATATAAAAAAATGAGAATGTTAAGATATATTCTATTGATATTCTTATTTTATAAAAGCAATTGTTTTGTTAATATCAATAACGGAATTACAACTATGACTAATGTAAAACATCGCAATTTAAGAAATTTTTGTTCAATGAAAGAAGACAGCTTTAACGATATTGATATTGATAAATCTGGAAAATTGGATAAAACAGAATTAGAATTGTATTACGGAAAAATTAATTATATGGATATTGCAGATTTAAATAAAGACGAAGAACTTGATTATTTAGAATTTGAAAGATTAAAAAATATTAAAAAATTTGGTAATAAAAACGGGGGCAATCTATTTGTTAGAAATGCTATAAATTTTGGATTATTGGCAAAAAATTCAATATTATCAGACGGAGAAGCCTCAATTATTCTTGGAAATAAAGGCTTTGACCCTTTAAATTGTTCAACAAATATTAATACACTAAAAAAATATAGAGAAGCAGAAACTAAACACGGGCGTCTTGCTATGCTAGCATCTGTAGGTTGGCCTTTAGCAGAGATATACCACCCTTATTTATCTAAGATGTATAATATGCCAAATTTACTTTCTGAAAATGGAAAGGTTCCTTCTATTTTAAATGGCGGTATTGATAAAATTAATCCTACATTTTTTATGGCTATAATTATATTTGCTTCTGTATTGGAATTTCCTTATATTAACAAAAAATACGATAAAGATAGCATTACAGGGGATTTGGGTTTTGATCCTCTTAATTTGTATAAAGATCGTGATGTTGTATCTAAGGTTAAACTCGAACTTAAAGAATTAAATAATGGTAGAATTGCTATGCTCGCTATTACATATTTTGCTTTTAACGAATTTTTTACAAATACGCCTATTACAAAAAATGCTGAAATTTTTTTTAATAATTTCCTTTAGTATTTTAATAATTATATAATATATATATAGATAAAAATATGGCTAAAAAAAATATTACACAAGATGTATATACTAATTTGCTTAGTAAAGTTAAATTAATAATAAAAAAAAAAGGTTTTAATATTAAAGAAAAATACCTAAAGTCTCAAGATGACAATACGGTAATAAAATATGATTTTAATATTTTACATGGTGATAAAATAGTAACTGAATTAACATGTTATTATTCAGAAGATCAAGTAATAAAAGGAGTTACAAGAAATGCTTATGCAAACTATATAGATGAGATGGTTTTTAATATAACATGGGTAAACACAATCGAAAATTATGAAGGACAAGGGTTAGGAACATTAATTTTTATTTATAGTATATGTTATTTAAAAAATAAACATAAAAATACGGAATATGTTATTTTAGATGATGATAGTAAAAATTCTTCTAAAATTAAAAATAATATATATAATAATCTCGGTTTTTCTTTTAAAGGTTTTCAATCATTGAGAGAAGAAATTAGTCAGAATGACAATCTAGAAGATGAACCATTAGAAATAGTAATGAGTGGTCCAGAAAAACAATTAAAACTTGGTATTAATTTTATAAAAAGAGCTGAAAAAATACTCAATAATATAGTGTTAAGAGAAAAAAATAATAATACATCTAAGGTTTCTAGAAGTACTAGAGTTTCTACTACAATAAGTACACGTTACGAACCATATAAAAAAAAAGGTGGAAAAAAAGATGAAAATAAATATACAATCAAAGAATTAAAAGATATTTCTATTAAAAATAAAATAAAAATTACAAAAATACAGAATGAAAAAAAAATATATCTTACTAAAAAAGATTTAATTAAAAAATTAAAAAGATATAAGTTAATTTAGATATAATTAAAATAATAAATTTATAACAAATTAATATTTTTCTTTATTTATAAGTATAAATGGAAAACAAAATTAATTATTATAAAATAATTGATGGATTAAATTTTGATGCTGGATTATTAAATATGGCAGATAATTTAATAAAAGGTCAAGGTGACGGAAGAATATCAATAGATGATTCAAACAAATTACTTACTAAAATATTTGATGGAGGTACTATTACAAAAGTAGAATGTAGAACTATTTTATATATATTAAAAAATTATAAATTAACGAATGAAGCTTCACAAAACTTTTTAGATAAACTTATTAAATATGATTAATATTACAAAAAATGATTTATTTTTATAATTTATTATATTCTATATAAATCTTATGATTAAAGATATTAAAGATATTCCAATAATATTATCTTATGATAATATTAGTAATATTCCTAAAACTAAGAAAAAATTGCATATGTTAAAAAAACTACCTAAAAAATATCCTATAAGTGCTCTTTCTATTATACATAAAGCATTATATAATCAATAAAAAAATATACATAATAATTTATAAATATTTTAATTATATATATATATATTAAATTATTTCTTCATTATTTTCTAAATAATTAATTAACTTTAAATATTCCTTTTTAATTATTACAAATAAATATGTTTCAAAACAAGAATTTGATATAGATTCTTCAAAAATATATTCATAATAAACTTTTTTTAGATTTAAAATAATATTATCATATATTTTTATATTTATTTTTTTAGATAAAACATATAATTCTTTATTATATTCTTCAATTTCTTTTTTACAATTAATACAATGATAATCATTGCTAATTAAATTCATTTTATTAGTAATTATAATATGAAAATTTTTTAATAGTGTTTGAGTAATATATTTATCATAATTATATTCCATTTCATTTTTAACTATTTCATTAAAATTTTTACAAACTATACTTAGTTTATATGTAGTTTTAACATTATTATTAAAGCATAATATCAATTCTCCTATTGAGTATTCTAAGGTAATAATTTCAATGACATTGAGCATTTTAATAAATTAATAAGTAATAAATCATTTTTTTATATATAATATTAATTATCTTATAGATATTATAAATTAATAATATAAATTATAATGAACACATTATATAATTATAATAAAAATCCATCTAAAAGTATAAAAAATACAGGATTCAAAAATGAAGAAAAAGCTATTAATACATTAAAAATAATAGAGAACCTAGATAAAATTAAGCAAATGCAAATAGTTATTACTATGTACTATAGAGCAGAATATCATCCTCATAAAACACAAGATATGATTAAGGCGCAGAAAATATTCAAGAAATGGTTAATTAAAAATGGATATAAAAAATCTGTATCTCCTGAAGGTTAGCAAACTATAAATATTTTAATTAAAATGAATTACACAATATTAAATACAAAAAAAGTAAAAAAAAATTAAACAAATTACTAGTTAAAAATATATATTATATTTATTTTTTTGATTTTTTATATTCTGTTGCCAATATATAGTGCCCCTTATTTTTAACATATTCTTTATTTGACCCACTAATTTTATATATAGCTCTACTTTTACCTAAAATTTCTTTTATATAAACTTTTTTATATAATGATATTTTACCACCAGTAACAACTTTAGGATTATTTAATTCTGTTAAAACACTTCTTGCTATAGCAGCACCTTCTATTAAAACATTTTCTGTAATATTTTTTTTATCTATAATATTTTTCATGATATCTTTTATATTCATTTCAATTTTATCAGGATGTATTTTAATTATTGCTTTATTAAAATTTGTCTTAAAATCTTTTTCTTCAAATTTTATGTTACCCATGAGTTTCCCTTTAATTTTATTATAAGATTCTATAGAATTTTCACGTGCTGCTGTAAAATCATCATCTGTTAAATCTTTAGCATTTACAAAGAATTGTTTAAATATAAAATTTGCGGCTTCATATTCATTGTTTTTTTTAGCTTTTTTTGTTTTAGCTTTTTCAGAAGTAGGACCTCCTGATGGTCCACCAAAAGAACCAAATGGTGGAGGAGTAGGACCTCCTGATGGTCCACCAAAAGATCCAAATGGTGGAGGAGTAGGACCTC